AGTGGTAACATTTCCACATAAACTATTTGGTCCTATCAAAAAAAGATTAGATCAAAATGAAATTTAAATTAATACTACTTAGTTTATTATTTTCTATATGTGTATATGCTAATCCTGACTTTAAAGCTTTAGTTTATTATTATTCAATGAATGTTAGGATAGTTCTTACAGATATGAAATGTGATCATGGCCCAGGTTGGAAGGCGGCCGCGCAAAGACAAGATGGTGTTGCTATGCCGGCGTGTTGGATACAAGATCCCTCGAATGAGGAAAATGTAAAACTGAACTGGCCAAATGGAGATTTTTCGGTATTTGAATTTAAGAAATTTGCACCTATTACGGAATAATACCTTTACATTAATTGCTTTACGTGATATAATTACATTATGACAAATTTTTACACTTCCGTGGTACAACATGGCAACTCGCTTTTGGTTCGTGGATATCGTGATGGTATCCCTTACAAAACAAAAGCAAACTTTGATCCAACTCTATTCATAAAAACTAAACACGATAAGCCTTCTGATTGGAAAACATTGGAAGGTGATTCTGTGCATCCAGTTAAATTTAATTCAATCCGCGAGGCTCGAGAATACATTGATAGATATAAAGATGTTGAAGGCTTTGATATCTATGGCCAATCACAAATGGTCTATCAATTCATTTCAGATTTTTGGCCTACCGATGTTAAATATGATACTGAAAAAATTAAAGTATTCTCGCTTGACATTGAAACTGCAACTGAATATGGATTCCCAAATGTAGAACTTGCCAATGAGGAAGTACTACTCATTACAATTAAGGACAACCATCACAAGAAAATTGTGACATTTGGCACTCGTCCATATGATAACACTAGATCAGATGTAACATATAAATTATGCAATGATGAACAACATATGCTCAAGGAATTTGTAATCTTCTGGCAACAAAACTATCCAGATGTTATTACAGGTTGGAACATCTATGGATTTGATATTCCATATCTAGTGAATAGAATCAAACGAACCCTTGGTGATGCATTTGTAGAAAAACTTTCACCTTGGAACCTAGTCCGTGATAAAAAGATCTATGTTGCTGGTCAAAATATCATGGCATATGACTTCATGGGTATTGCTACACTAGATTACTTGGATCTATATAAAAAATTCACATATCAAAATCAGGAATCATATCGCCTAGACTATATTGCAAATGTAGAACTTGGACAAAATAAACTTGAAAATAACTTTGACACATTCAAGGAATTCTATACACAAGATTGGCAAAGGTTTGTGGACTATAATATTCATGATGTGGAATTGGTTGACAAACTAGAAGATAAAATGAAATTGATTGAATTGCTATATACTCTGGCATATCAATCCAAAATGAATTATAATGATGTCTATTCACCAGTTCGTATGTGGGACATGATTATCTATAACTATCTTAAGGAACGAAACATTGTTATCCCAATGAAAGATACAAATGGTAGCAAAGATGCTGCCTTTGAGGGTGCATATGTTAAGGATCCAATCATTGGTGCACACAAATGGGTTGCATCATTTGATTTGAATTCACTATATCCACATCTCATGATGCAATATAATATGTCACCAGAAACACTCACAGATATTAAAATGGATGTTAATGTTGAATCACTATTGGCAAAAACACCCATTGATAAACATAAATTGGTTGATCTATCCATGGCAGCAAATGGTTGGTGTTATCGTAAAGACATTAAAGGTTTCCTGCCGGCACTTATGGAAAAAATGTACAATGACCGATCTAAATATAAAAAACAAATGCTCCGCACAGAACAAGAGTATGAAAAAACAAAAGATCCTAAACTTGTCAAGGAAATTTCAAGGCTTACCAATCTTCAAATGGCAATGAAAATTGCATTGAACTCAGCTTATGGCGCAGTTGGTAACAAATACTTTAGGTACTATGATCTTAGAATCGCAGAAGGTATTACTCAATCTGGTCAATTGTCAATTCGCTGGATGGCTAATAAACTCAATGACTTTATGAATAAAACCTTAAAAACAACTGATAAAGATTTTGTTATTGGTATCGACACAGATTCAATTTATCTTACTCTAGAGGATCTTGTTGAAAAAACTTGTGTAGGTAAAACAACAAATGAAAAAATTAAATATATGGATAAAATATGTGAACAGGTATTCCAACCATTTATTGACAATGGTTATCAGGAACTTGCCACATATATGAATGCATATGAACAAAAGATGATTATGAAACGTGAAGTGCTTGCTGACAAAGGTATCTTTGTTGCTAAAAAGCGCTATGTTCTTAATGTGCACAACTCAGAGGGTGTACAATATGCCAAACCTAAGGCAAAGGTGGTAGGTTTGGAAATGGTTCGATCATCAACTCCAGCAGTGGTTCGTGGTAAACTATATCAAGCACTTGATGTAATTCTACACCATGATGAACCTGCTCTACATAAATTTGTTGCTACATTTAAAAATGATTTCCTTAAACTTAAGGTGGAAGATATTGCATTCCCTAGATCTGTTAGTGCAATTACAGAATACAAAGGCACTGATGCAATATATCGAAAAGGTACTCCAATACATGTCCGTGGTGCCCTTTTATTTAATCATTATATAAATAAATATAATATTGCTAAAAAACACCAACCTATCACCAATGGTGATAAAATTAAATTTGTTTATGTGAAAAAACCAAATCCATTCAATGAAAATGTGATTGGATTTAACTCTAAACTTCCTAAGGAATTTGGATTACATGAATATATTGACTATGATCTTCAATTTGAAAAGGTATTTCTTGATCCATTACAAATTATTATTGAATCACTCGGGTGGCATGCTGAAGAACATGCTAATCTTGAGTTGTTTTTTGGCTAGTTCTTGTGCAATACAAGAGGTTAGACCTATCTTTTATGAAGAACAATATAATGAGTATATAACAGGCCAAACTTGTGGCACTACAGAATACTCAGATTGGCCTTGCATGAATGCAAATGGTTGTATTAAATTTGGTTTTGATTATTAATTTTACATTAATTCAGTTTTATTATATAATGATAGTATATTATGAACAAACACTTATTAGAAAGTATTATTGATGTTGGTAGCGGGTTCTTCCTTACCATAATTATTCAACTTACCATATTCCCATTCTTTGGATTATATCCTACAATATTAGATAGTATTGGCATTACTATTATATTCACAGTAGTCAGTATTACACGTTCCTCTTTATGGAGATGGTATTTTAGGAGATGTGTATGATATATTATTGGTTAGAAAATCCGCATGATGATATATGTGAAATATGTAAGAAAAAATATGATAAAAATTGTAGTTGGCAACCATGTCATTTAACCAGACTAAATAAAAGGAAAGAGGATGAACGCAGTGTACTCGTACGAAACAAATAATCATAAAGTAAAAAAGTTTATGAAATCATTTGGTCAAGAAGTTAAAGATAAACCTGAGTTCCCAAATGAAGCAGTACAACAACTCAGAATAGAATTGATTGAAGAAGAATTACTTGAATTAAAACAAGCAATACTTGATGGTGATATTGTAGAAGTTGCTGATGCTCTTACAGATATATTATATGTAACCTATGGTGCAGGTCATGCTTTTGGTATTAATCTAGATGAATGTTTTAGAGAAGTACATTTTTCAAATATGAGTAAATTAGATAATGATGGTAATCCTATCTATAGAGAAGATGGAAAAGTTATCAAAGGACCAAATTATTATGAACCTAACTTAAAAAGTATACTAAATAGTAATGAGGAAGTATAAATGAATCCAATATATCCAGTTTATATAATTTCAAAGGGTCGTGCTGATACAAGAATGACTTCCAAGACATTGGAAGAAATTAATGTACCCTATCGTATTGTAATTGAAGAATCAGAATATGATGATTATGCTGCTGTGATTGATCCGAAAAAGATTATTACATTACCAAAAAACTTTAGAGAAGATCCAAGGTATGCTATTAAAGATGATGTGAGTGGTGCAATTGGTGGTGGTATTCCTGCTCGTAATTT